CATCTCACGAATATCTTATTGAACAAGTCCAATTCACTGGTAACGAAGCCGTTTCATCTACTTCTGCCAAGATCAAACTTAACTTCAACCACCCCGTCAAGGAACTTGTCTGGGCCAGACGTCTTGGAACCGCTGCCAGTGGTGCCCAATGGTTCAACTTCACTACCACCGTTGCCGCAAACAACACTGGTGCTGGTGATGACTACTCTGGTAACGCCAACCCCGTATCTACTGCTAAGCTTCAACTTAACGGTCATGACCGCTTTGCTGAACGCCCCGGTAACTACTTCAACTGGGTCCAACCTTACCAACACCACTCTAACATCCCCTCAAATGGTGTATGCGTTTATTCATTCTCTCTTAACCCTGAAAACCACCAACCTTCTGGAACTTGCAACTTCTCTCGTATTGACAACGCAACTCTTTCTCTTACCTTTAACGCTTCAGCTGCTGCTGATGTCCAAGTATACGCAGTTAACTACAACGTATTGCGTGTAATGGGAGGTATGGGTGGCTTAGCTTACTCCAACTAAATCATTTAATTTTTAAACATATTATATACCAAAAATATATAATATCATTTTCTTATTTATAATTAAGTTTTTTTTACTATATTTTTTTTCTTATCTATTAATATAGAATAAAATGGGTGGAGGATTAATGCAACTCGTCGCTTATGGTGCTCAAGATATCTACCTTACTGGAAACCCCGAAATCACATTCTTTAAAGCCGTCTACCGCAGACACACTAACTTCTCTATGGAAGCCATTGAACAAACCTTCAATGGAACTGCGGACTTCGGAAAGAAAGTTGCCGCCACCATCTCTCGTAATGGTGACTTAATCGGAAACATGTATGTCCAAGTAACCTTACCTGATGCTGCCGTCGCGGATGGTGCTAAATTCGCATGGACTCGTAACGCCGGTTACGCTCTCCTTAAATCTATTGAACTCGAAGTTGGTGGTCAAAGAATTGATAAACATTATTCTGAATGGTTATACTTGTGGGCTGAATTATCCCGCAAACAAGGTCATGTTTCTGGTCTTGATAACATGGTTGGTAACGCTGCTTCCCTTAACAATGATACTGCTCCCGCTGGACAAGCTGGAACTCATTCTGGTTCTACTTTATATGTACCTCTTGCTTTCTGGTTCTGCAGAAACCCTGGTCTTGCTCTTCCTTTAATCGCTCTTCAATACCATGAAGTAAAAGTAAACATTGAATTCCGTGAATTATCTGGTATGTTTAACTCTTCTGCTGCCGATGGTCTTACCGCCGGTGCTACTACTTCTTCCTTATCTCTTGGTTCCGCTGTATTATATGTAGATTACATCTACCTTGATACTGATGAACGCAGACGCTTTGCTCAATCATCTCACGAATATCTTATTGAACAAGTACAATTCACTGGTAACGAAGCCGTCTCATCTGCTTCCGCAAAAGTTAAACTTAACTTCAACCACCCCGTTAAAGAACTCGTATGGGTATATCGTCTTGCTTCCTCTGATACCCACACTCAATGGTTCAACTTCACTGATTCTCTTGGTGCAAGTGCTGCTGGTGTTACTGTCAATGGTGATCTTTCCGCTGGTTCTAACCCTGTCGCAACCGCAAAACTTCAACTTAACGGTCATGACCGCTTTGCTGAACGCCCCGGTGACTATTTCAACTTAGTTCAATGCTACCAACATCACTCCAACGTTCCTTCTACTGGTGTATGCGTTTATTCATTCTCTCTTAACCCTGAAAACCACCAACCTTCTGGAACTTGCAACTTCTCTCGTATTGATAACGCAACTCTTTCTCTTACTTTTGGTGCTTCTGCTTCTGCCAACTTACAAGTTTATGCCGTCAATTACAACGTATTACGTGTAATGGGAGGTATGGGTGGCTTAGCTTACTCCAACTAAATTTAATATATACATCATTTAAAAAAATAATATATATTATATAAAAACAATATATATATTTATTAATATGACTGGTGGATTAATTCAACTAGCTGCATATGGAGCAGAAGATTTATATATAACATCTAATCCTGAGGTTACTTTTTTTAAAACTGTTTTTAGAAGACATACTAATTTTAGTATGGAAGCAATTCCTCAATCTTTTAATGGTATTGCTGATTTTGGAAAAAAAGTTTCTTGTACTATTTCTAGAAATGGTGACCTTGTTACTAAAATGTATATTATAGCACAATTACCTTCTGTTTCATGTGCACAAATGCAAGCTTTTGCTTGGACAAGACATGTTGGTTATGCGCTTATAAAAAATATTGAAATTGAAATTGGTGGTCAATTAATAGATAAGCATTATTCGGAATGGTTATATATTTGGTCTGAATTATCAAAAAAACCTGGACATACAAATGGATTAAATAATATGGTTGGACATTCTCCAGAATTATATCGAGATAAATATGATCAAGAAACTATATTATCAAGAACATTATATATACCTCTTCATTTTTGGTTTTGTAATGAACCTGGTGTTGCTTTACCTCTTATAGCTCTTCAATATCATGAAGTTAAAATAAATATTGAATTTCGTGATAAAACTGATTTATATAATTCTACAAAATATACATATATAGATGGTAGTTCTACTACTGCACCATTATTACAAAATATAAATACTATTAAATATATAGAAAATTCAGATTTAACACTTGATGAAAATAATCCAATTGCTACTCCTGGAAGTCTTGTTTCATCCAATTTATATGTTGATTATATTTTTCTTGATCTTGAAGAAAGAAAGAAATTTTCTCAAGCATCTCATGAATATATTATTACACAAGTCCAATTCTCCGGTGATGAAACTGTCAATTCTACTAATTCTTCTATAAAAATTAATTTTAATCATCCTATTAAAGAATTAATATGGGTTGTTCATGGTGCACGTCAAGAATATGTTAAACAATGGTTTAATTTTACAAATAATCCATATTCGAATGCGGCTTCAACAGATGAAAATCCTGGTCTTGATATTGGTAATTCATATACTGGAAATATTACTAAAATTATTAATGGTGATGAAAATGGTGCTCTTGCATTATCATCAATTAATCCTATCACTGATTTTAATCTTGAATTAAATGGAAATGAACGTTTTTCTAAAAGAAATGGAAATTATTTTAGTTTAGTTCAACCATATCAACATCATACAAATATTCCATCAGTTGGAATTAATGTTTATAACTTTTGTATTAATCCTGAAGACCATCAACCTTCTGGTTCATGTAATTTTTCAAGGATTGATAATGCTACTATGAATTTTACATTTAACTCTGTTGGTGGTGAGGAAGTTAATGGTTATAATCAAAATACTAATGCAAAAGTTAAAATTTTTGGAGTTAATTATAATATATTTCGTGTTATTGGTGGTATGGGAGGATTATCGTTTTCAAATTAGATTTATTTTCTTTATTTTATATAAATGAAACTTAAATATCTTATGGAATTAAGTTTATTAAAATGTATCAAAAATGGAAATAAAAAATTCCCTATTCCAAATAAAAATATTAAACAATTTTATATTGATTATATCATTAATGATGAATTCTATTATATTCAAAATAATTATAAACAAGTAAATATCAATATTATAAAAAATATATTGAAAAAATATATATGATTAAAGATATATTTTATAAATGTTTCTGTATTAATAAACGTTCTGGTTATGAAGTTATTAAATCTCCACCAATTAAATTAAAAAAAAGAAATTATATTAAAAATATTATGTCATGGTGTTATGATGATGATAATGATGAATCACCTATTGAACAATCTGAATACTCATATGTTATTATCAATCAAAATTATGATAGTGAAGATGATTTTATCTTAATGGATATAAAAGTTGAATAAAAATATTTTTTTTAATATATGATATTAATTTTATTATTATTGTTTTTTATTTTTTATAAAAAACGTGAATATTTTAATGTCTCTTTTGTTGATACATGTATCGAAGACGCTTATAAATGCTGTTTTACACCAAATATTAATAGCGAAAAATGCATGAATAATCGCACTAACCGTATTCAACGTAACTGGATAGAAAAAACCAACGGTTTTTGTGTGGATGATATGAATGGAACATGTAAAACACCAAATCGTTCTTCATTAGAATGTTTTGATAAAATGTATAACAAATGTATGAAAAATACAAATATTATTGGATTAAAATAATTTAAAGTGATGCCATTGTTGCTACATGTGGTCCTAAGCCATATAAGATACGTCTCATACCAGCTCTAAGACCATGTTTTTGGATAGTTGCAATTTCTTGAACTGCTTCTCTATTGCTATCTCTAAGTGCTTTAACCTTACTACGTGCGAGTTGGACTAATCTATGGTATGCGGTATTATATTGTATTAATTCCTTAGCAGCATCTGGTGATTGATCTCTTTTATAATTTTGTTGTGCTTTTACTAATTCACGTTTAGCAACAGTAATTAATACATATAAAAGTTTTGCAAATTGTTTAACTGGGTTCTTCATATTATCACTTCTTGCGACAATATTAGTTATTAATGAACCACCGGTCATTTCTTTATCTTCTGGGAATCCTCCATACATGTTTACTGCTGTTGCTGGGAAAGCAACTAGTGTTGAGGGTGATCTAGGAACTTCTAATTTTGCTAATAATTGTCTATATAAATCATCATTTTCAGATGCTTTATATTTACCTGACATACTTAAAGGTATTAAAGAGTTATTTGATGCAACAGGAGTGCTGACTAATAAACCAGCATGAATAGTAGGTTCAGATGCTGTTGAACCAAATCCAGTAGGCATAAGTGCTTCACTAATGGAAGCTGCAACCATAGCTGCAGCATCTTTTAATGGATATTCTTTAATAAAAGAGTCACCAGCACCACCATCAACTTCTTGCATCTCCAATTTACTTATTTCATGAATTTCCATATCTTTTTCTAATCTTCTTGATAAATCTTGATCTTTCGAGATTTTGTCAACTAAATCTTTGAAAATATCTGGATTACTATTTATTGTATCATAAAACCATGGTTTATATATTTTATATTTGCCCTCATTAAAATCGCCATTAATTACAGCGTTTATTATATTTATTTTTTCTTGAACCATGACATCAGGACTAAATAATTTGTAGAATACAAAATTATTACCAGGATATTTTTCTACTAATTTTCCTTCATCTTCACGTAATTTCAAAAATTCACGATACTCTTCTTGTTGTTGTGTTTGTTTTTGTGCTTGTGTTTGTTTTTGTGTTTGTTTTTGTGCTTGTGTTTGTTTTTGTGGTTGTGATTGTCTAGATGAAGAACGTTGTGGTTCTCTTAGTGGTACTGGAACTTCTATTGGTTTTTCTTTATCTAATCTATCGAAATTATGAATTTCCATATCTTTTATTAATATCTTTGGTAATTCTACTCTTTCACTGATTTCTTTACGTAATTGTTTGTAAGGTTTTTTCTTAAGCAATTTGTTTAATATATAATAAAATAGTGGTTTATATATTTTATATTTTCTATTAAGAACTATATCTTTTATTATTTCTATTTTTTTTTCATTCTCGACACCGTCATTAATAATTTGTTCGTATATATTAAACTGATCAGGATATATATTTAAAATTTCTTTAGATAAAGCAATGTCATCATTCTTATGTTTCTCTTTTATATCTATAAATTTAAGAAATTCTTGTTTTTCGGGACTATATTCTAATTTTATGGCTGTGACTAAGCGGTCAGGAGGAGGAGGAGGGTATAATAAACTCAATGATTCGTTTGGTGGTGGTGGTGGTCCAGATGAACTAGGAGTTTCATAATTACATCTTACTTTTTCGCAATTGACTTTCTTATAACTATCTTCTAATTTATTATAATGTTTCATATTATTAAATAAATTCATATAAAGATTTCTAGTAAAATAAGGAATATAATCTCTTAATTTATTTGATTGTGCTATACAACATAATAATATACTTATATCGTCCGAACATTTTTTTTCAACTACAGAACTATCATCACTCATACAATTATTTAACAATAATTTTAAAGCTGTATTATCAGCATTTACACTTTTAGTTAATAAATCAATAAAATCATTAACTTTAATTCCTGTATAATTATCATTTAACAAATCATGTAAAAATGTAGATATATCTTTATCATTTTTTATATCGTCACTTCTTAATTGTTGTGCAATTGCTTTCATAACATCTTTATCTAAATAAGATTCAATATTCTTACCTTTTGTTTTAAGTAATGTATTTAATTCATATTTTTCATATGTAGATAATAAATGATAAAATCTTGATAATGTTGTTTTTGGGTCTCCCCTTACAGAACCAGCTACTTCTTTTAAAAAACGGGATATTAATACATTTAACATATTTGCACGTGCATCTACTCCCATGATTATATGTGCAGGCATTTTGTTTTTTTATATATATTATATAAATAATTTTTTAATTATATATATCAATATTAGTAATAAAAAACCAAATCATTCTTCATAAGAATGTTTTGATAAAAATATTATTGGATTAAAATAATTTAAAGTGATGCCATTGTTGCTACATGTGGTCCTAAGCCATATAAGATACGTCTC